CAGCCGCCCCATAATTTATGTCAAAAGTAGCGTCGCCCGTAGCAGGTGTTTTTGTACCCTGGGCGCTATCTAACAAGCTTCCGTCTTTATATTGGAAGATGCCCGCGTCCCAATCGTACTCGATAGCCATCAGGGTTTGCGCTCCCACGAATGAGGCTTCCTGACTCGCAAGAATTGCACCCGGCGCCCCCGTGCCTGCCGTGAGCTGATAATACCCAGAATCGTTATCGCCTTGAGATACGCGGTCGTCCCAGCCAAAAATAAAGCCTTTTGCATTACTGCCCGCGCCGTTATTTTCTGCGATGCGGTTGAGCGTTTGAGTATTTTCCGTTGCGTTAAGTACACACAAAGCAAGACCGCCAGCAGCTTGGTGGAATAGTATATTCGACTTGCTGCCTGAAATAGCCGTAAATCCGTCTTGATTAAATTCCAACGCAGGCTTCCCGTTCTCGGTAATCACAGACGTACCGTTGTATATCTGCGGCTGTGAAGCCTCGGTCCCTTGCGTGGCGTTGTTGCTGTTGCCGCTTTGGTCGTACCACGTGACCACGTACCCGTTAGCCGTCCCGCAATGGGTAGCGATGGCCGCCGTGTCGAGCTCGTTATTTGAGTCGTAGCCGATGTCCGTCTCTGTGTCCCCTGCGTCCTCACGGATGCGCATGAGGTTGGTGGCAGAGGTGGCAAGCCTACGCGTAGAGTATCCCGCCGCCGCGCCCGTGTAGGTATCCAAAAGGAAAGCCCCAGCCGCCGTAGTAAATACGAGGCCGTTAATCTTGGCAATGGCGGCAGCCGCTACCGCGTCCACCTTCGCGATATTGGCCAAAGCCACCGCGTTGATTTTTCCTATATCAGCCAACTTCGATAAAGTCTTGAGAGGGTGAGAAGAACACCTTATTGTCGGCGAGGCAATAGCCCGCCACCCGCACGAATTGTCCCGTCGTGCTGGGTTGGGTAGAGCTCAAATATCCGGCCACCGCAGTATCCACGTAGAGGATGTCCCCAGCCGCGCCGGGATCGTGTGACAAGTAGCCCACGCCATGGACTAACATCCCGTCTGCCGAGGCCGCGCCCAATGCCATCCCCAAGAGCCCTTGAGTGGTAGCCGCCGCATCGCCATCGACCTGGACCCAGTTCGTGCCGTTCCAAGCGTACACATCGCCCGCAGTCATGCCCGTCGTAGTTCCGAACTTTACAATTGTCCCCTCGGCTTCTCCTGCCGTGGTCATGGTAGCACGCAAAGACTTGAAGTCTACCTCGCTACCCGTCACCGAAACTTTCAGGTTGTCGGATTGGGTGACAGCCGTGCCACCGCCATTGACCACAAGGACGTCATTCGCGTCGTAGGTGGTGATACTGACGTCGGTCAGGTCGAGCAACGTAGTCGCCCCGCCTCCGGCTGCATCGATGGTCACAGAATCCGCCGCCGTGGTGATGGTGACATTCGTGCCTCCGATGAGTTCCTTCCCATCGGGGACGCCGTTACTATCGCCGTACCAAATAAAATCTTCGGGGAGGTTGGGAAGGTCGTTGACTCTGCCCGCTCCCGTTACCAGAATCTCTCCGCTTGCGGCGGCCTTGGTCACCTTGGCCACCTTTTGTATGAGTGCCGTCCCTGTGGGCTTGGTCGCTGTCAGGGCTCCCGCAGTACCCACGAAGAGCTCGTCGCCAATGGTAAAGGCCGAGGTGTTGATCCCGCTAATCTCTCCGGAGATAACGATGGTCCCGGTCGCCCCGTCTAAGATGTCATCGGTGGCGATACCAAAGGAGGGCATGGTGGACGCCGAGGTGTTATCGGCGGGGGCGACCTGCGTCTCTGAGGTATGCCCGGAGACATACACCGCCGAGCCCTTCGTAATCGTCGAGCCGGTGGAGTTGAGTGCCGTGAATTGTAACGAAGTCGCTGTGCCGACGCTGATACCTGCGGACAGGTTAGCGAAGGAAATCTTCTTGGTCTCGGTTGCCGAGTCGTCGACGATGACCAGGACGTCGTCGTTCGCGACGGAAGTCAATTCGGTAAGGTCGGATATCTTGCTGTTTGCCATCTCGTTGTTGGATATACTGGGCGAGTTTCTCTTCGTGTGTCATCAATAGCGAATGCCGTAATCGCGCAAAATGCGCTCCACGAGTTTATCGTCCCTGTAGTTGGGGTATACGTTGAGCCCCTGAGTGTAGTTCCTTCGCGTCCGGCAGAGCTCGCCGGAGGTCTCCGCGTCCAATGCGGTAAACGTACTCCCGTTGTTGTCGAGGTAGTCCATCAACCGCTCGATGTGGAAGAGGCCCAAGTCCTTGGAGCGGTTCATGAGCGGCTTCATATCGCCGTATGTGGCGGCCGTGGATTGCTCGGAGTCCATGATGGTCACCCCACCATTTACAATCCGAACGCGGATAAACGGGAGAGCCTCAGAAAATGCGAGCTGCACCAAAGCCGGGGCGATATAGTCATCCATTAAGGTCTCATCGGCTCCTGTAATGGTCCCGGCTCCTACCTTGGTTCTCAAGTCGTCGTAGAGGCTTTGCCCTAAGACGGGGAGGATGTGCATCTCTTGGGCCAGACGGATGTACGGCTGTAAGATTTCGTCGTCTACGGAGCCTCCAAGGGCGGTCTCTTTCTTGAGCTTCGCCGGAGAGATGAAGAGAATGAGGTTCGCCATTATCGAGGGGTAGTAAAGTCTTTCGGTTCAAGGAATCCACGATTCACCATATCGCGGGGACGTTGTGCGACCTTCGGATCGTTGATGGGAAGTCGCTTTTCCATGGGTCCAGCGGCGCGGATAATCTTCTTCGCCTCGTTCACGGACACCTTCTTGTTGTTCTTCTTCAGGTATGTGAGCCGTTGCCAGAAGTGGCGGCACGATCCGCCGCCCTTGTACAGCCAGAGGTTGTATGTGTTCGCTCCCCCTGGTCCCCATCCGGGATTCACAGCGCGGTTGGAGGCTCCGAGGATGTCTTCCTTGCGGTATACCTTCCCAGCGTTCACCATCTTCTTGCAGAAGTCCCGCGAATCGCTCCCGGCCGTTTGCGGTGCGTAGCGATAGCGGACCTTAATCACTCCGTCCTGCTCGCTCTTGCCCGCAGGGTTGGAGGAGGGGACGCGGGCGAAGGTCCACATCGCATCGAATTGGGCTTCGAGTTCGTAGTCCACTTCCCGCTCGTCAATGAGTTCGTATTCTTCGTCTTCGTCTTCGCCGAGGCTTAAGAGAAAGTCGGCGGCAGAATCGAAGTCCTCCGCGCTGAACTTTCTTTCCAGTCCTTCCTTCTCCTGCTCGTCGGTGGTCTGAGCTTGCACCGCGTCTACATCGATGAAGTCGGCAGGTTTGAGGGTCTTGAAGTAGAAGTCTAAGTCGATGCCATTAGTCTCAAACAGGGGATGCAACCCATCCAACAGCGTCCGTTGGAAGGGTTTGATGACTGTATTCTGGAAGAGGCTAAACGAATCGCGCAACTCCTCCGCATTGTTGCCGAATCCGTCACCCTGTCCACGGATACCAAACAGGAGCGGCGAGGTGATGCGGTGGCCGGCAAGAATCTTGGTGGTGCATTCCGTCGCCAAAAATTCATACATCCCATCGTTGTCGTTGGGGTTGACGGGAGTCAGCTGAGGGGCGTTATCGGAGCCGTCGTTGAAGCTGATCAGGAGCCGCCCGGCGTTATTGCTTCCGCTGAACTTATCATTCACGTGGCGCTCTATGGTGCGCCTCTCCTCGTCGCTGGGGATGCCGTTATTGAAGGCCAACATCATTGAAGGGAAGAGGCCGTTCTTGATATTGTTGAGGTGGAAGCTCGACACCTCCCGGTCCAGCTCAATGTAATTGGTTGAACCCACGTAATCGGGGAGGCCGTAGTAATGGATGCCCGGAGTCCAGGACTTGATTTGGTACACGCTCGCCGCCTGTGTGCGGTCCTCGGTATCCCATGCGGGGTACTCGATGGGGGCGTACCTGTTCTCCCTGACGCGGGACCAATCCGGAGAGACGAAGAACTTGTCTACCCTCCCTTGACTGTCTGCGATACCACACCGCACCGAGTGGGCAGGCAGGAATCGAAGCTCGGCTATCTCCGTGCGGACGCGGTTCCAAATGACCTGAACGTAACACTGCCCGTAGAGCTTGAGGTCGAAACACAATTGCCGCAAGAGGTGCTCGTCGGACTGCTCCAACATCCGTTGTGTCTTGAGCCATTGTTCCGGCTTCTCTTCCCTGTCGGTAGCGTCGAGGCCCTCGCCGTAAATCATCTCGCTCACGCCATTGACCACAGCGGATTGGATGGAAGACCCAAGGAACAAGTCCCGCAGGTAATCGCCGTAGAGGTTATCGTATCCGTAGGTCACAAACTCCCGCCCCGGTTGCTCCCGGAAAAGGGGCAGCTCGTGGGTGGGTAAGCCGTAGACGTTGAACTGGTGCTTTTCACTCATAGTAGGCGAAGGTTTCGTCGGCGTCGGTGTGGCTTGCGTAGGTCGTTTCTTGGTACGCTTCGGTGCTTGTCGTGGCATCTTCTTGCAATAGTAACCCGCTGTCTTCCTTGGCGAGGATCAAGGACGATTCAGTGAGGATAAAGCCTACCTGTTCGCCGCTTGTAAGGTAGCCCAATCCTTTCTCAAGAATGACATCCGTGGAAGAGATAGGCAACAGGTCGGCGGTGTTCGAACGCTCAACTACTCGATATTGAATGTAGCCCTCTGGCCAGCTGGGGCCGGAGAGGTCGACGGCAGTGGCCCCCGTTTCGCTCTGAGCGTCGAAGGTCATCGTCGCAAAGCGGTCGGTGACGGTTAAGGTCTTAGAGTTGAGCATGACCACCTTATCTGTGGTGAGGCTGGTCAGCTCAATTCCCAACGTTGTGATGGTCGGGCCATAGGTCGCCGCATTAGCCGCCCCACGCTTTTCTTTGGGGGTGAGGTAGATGGTATTCTCTACGCTTGCCGTGTTGTTTTTGACCACCAGTATCATCGTAAGGGGATATAAGAAAGGGCCACCTCTCGGCAGCCCTTCCTAAAACACACAAAAAGCAAAGGAACTTACCCTGTTGTGACTGTCACATTTCCGGGGGTGGTGAGTCCATCGAAAGGATAGACAGCCGTACCCGCGCCTGCGGTAGCTTCTAAGAGATAGTAAGGGGCAGCTTCACGACCGGCAAAGGTCAAGGTCTGTCCGCTCATCTCATTACGTGCGGCTCCTGAAGTCAGGGTGCCGCCGTTGAGGTCCATGCCATACGTAGCCCCGAACAGGTATACGTTGTCGTTGTTATCGAGCACGAAGATTTGCGACCGGTTGCGGCTGATGAGCCGAATTTGCTCCGGGTCGCTTTCTTGGTGCTTTTGGAGAACCAGGTTCAAGGTCTGCTCGAAGAGAGAAGCCCCCGTCGCTGGGTCGCTTTGCACGTTGATGGTGAAGGAAGACAAGTCCGGGCGAAGGTCGTACTGGAGTACGGTCATCGCTGGAAGATCCGTAACGGTGAAGCTCTCGCCGGAGGCGGTGGCTACTGTCGCAGACCCTGCCGTTCCATCACCCGTGCCCGCAGCGGTCACAAGTCCGCCCACGTAGTCGTTCACGAAGAATACCTTCGAGAGACCGCCGAGAGCGTCCTTGCAATCCAATGCGCGGCCGAGGGTGATAGTACAGGCCATTATGCAGTGAAGTCGAATCCTACAACGCCGTCTCCTGCGACAGCTACGTTCACACCGATAGCGAAGTCCATGGTCACCTTGACGTTATCGCTTCCGTCGTACTGATACACGGGGATGAGGCTTGCGGCCTCGTTGCCTGTGTATGCGTTCGTCGCTACCACGATATTGTCGGGGTATGTGAAGGCGATGATGTCGGCAGTGTTAGGAATGCCAGCAGTTGGATAGACAGGATAGCCGAGGTAGTTGGCTCCGCTCAAGTCCTGGTTATAACCGGGGCCTGTGTTCTGCGCTGCAAGGGCTTGCTGGAAGAATGCATAAGCCTCATAGGACAGGTAGAAACCTGCACCGGGTTGCAACAAGATGCCGGGGCTGGCTGACGCTTGATCGAAGACCGCGTTCATAGAAGCCAAGATGGTCGTGGCAGTGAAGGCGCCAATGCCCTCCAAGTCAGCCTCAGCGAATCCACCCATCTGACCCGCGCGAACGTGAGTGATGTCAATGGTTCCGTTATCAGACAAAAAGCCAGTAGACAAAGGAGAGCCTCCGGTCCAAATCAAAGACTCGACATCGTTAGCGGCTTGGGCAGCTGTAGAAGCGAGGAGGAACTGAGCGAAGTCAGCGGGGATATCTCCGTTGCGGCTCATGCGACCCTGAGCGGCCATCCACGTGGGGAAGATGGTGGCGCGGCAAATTGTCTCCTTGACCATCAAGTCGTCCAAGGTAATAATCTGCTCGGTGAGCTGGGTGTTGGCTCCGTCTGTACCTGCACAATCGGCGGCCTGGATTACGGTGGCTCCACCAGCTTGTTGGTTGAACCCAACATTGTTGATGACGGCCTTGTACACGACACCCTCCATCAGGCGGGCGCGGTTGTTCTTTAGGGTCTCCGCGCCTGTGATGGCGGCGGTTACGTATGGCAGTGCCAGCTCTCCGGCATAAGTGCCGCTGACCACAGACATATCGAAGTTGTACTTCTTACTCATGATAAATTGGAAATGATATTAATGGCGTGATCGACGCCGGAAAGGTTGGGGTTGTTTTCTTTTTTGAACTCGGCCTTGGCGAGTACGCGGTCCGGCTCTGCGGCGGGTGCGTTCTCCAAGGTTTCGAGGCGCTTGTTGATGGCTTCAAGGGCGGTGGCCATCTCGTGGGCCATCTCTACCTGCATGCTCATCTTCTGCTTTTCGTCGTCTTCGTCGGCCATCTCCTCCTCTTTCTTCTCCTCCTCGGCTTCGACCTCTACGGGGACCATAGCCTCACGGACCACCTCGACAATCTCTTGAGCTACCTCCTCAGAAATCATGAACTTATCGACCAAGGCAGCTTTGACTGCGGCCATCTCGTCCTTCTCTTCTTCGTGCTCTGCGGCTTCGACCTTCTCCTCTTCGTCCTCCATCATCTCCACCTTGCTATCTGCATCAACGGTGATTTCTCCGCCGTCGGAAAGTTGATGGGAACCAGCTTCGAGAGGTGCGGCCTCGCCGTCATCGCTCAACACACGCACGGAGGCGCCGGCTGAGAATTCATCGGCTTCGGTAGCCACGACACGCCCGTCCTCAAGGCGGGCTTCTTTGTAGAGCTCGGCCCGCTCGTCTACGACGCTTCGGA